GCTTTGATTAAACTAGCAGGACATACAGTAACAGACCAACAAAAGAAACACACGATTGAAGGTGTGAACGGGTCACAAGACTGTACGATTGATGGTGAATTAGTTGACATAAAGACTGCAAGTGCGTGGTCTTGGGAAAACAAATTCAAGGAATCAGGCATAGATGATGATGCGTTTGGATACATCAAACAACTATCTGCCTATGGTAAAGGAGACAAGAGAAAGAAAGGATACTTCCTTGCCTTGAATAAAAACAAATCAACACTTAAGTTATGTGAGCAAGAACTAGAGCAAGACATAGACACTTACATTGTTGACTTGAAAGCTAAGATGGAATCAGACACACCACCTATGAGGCTAGCCAATGCCACTACATGGAACAAAGCTAAGACAGAAGAGAAACTATGCATGACATGTGCGTTCTGTGGTTTCAAAGAGGATTGCTTTGGTAGTCTGGAAGCAAGACCAATACCATCTGGTAAAATAACTAATTACTATGTAACAAGTGGAGCGAACTTTTGAAACAACTACCGGAACTAAAGGCATACATCGCATCAACATATGATGTGTGCCTTATATGTGATGAACTAGAAATTGAACCTCAAGAACTACTGGATGCTTTTGAGAAGAGACTACTAGAAAAGAGAGACAGGTTTCTTGAGGACTTTGAGGAGAGTGAATGGATTACCTAACACTTAGCTTGACATTCATATTGCTTGGTGCAATTGCTATATACTTTACGCATAAGCAAGCATATGAAAAAGGAATTACAACTGCTGTTCTACTGCACAGGAATGGCCGACTTAAATACAGAGACTATCTAGATGACAACGGTGAGAAGATGGTAGACATAGAGATAGAACCAATGGAGGATGAATGAAAAAATTACCAACTGACTACCAAAACTTTATTGCTCTTAGCAGGTATGCAAGGTGGCTACCTGAGAAGAACAGGAGAGAGACATGGGAGGAGACAGTAGCTAGGTACTTCGACTTTATGGAGGAGCACCTGAAAGAAAACACTAACCAAGAGTTAGTACCCAAGACTCGTAAGATTCTTGAAGATGCAGTGCTTAACCTAGAGGTTATGCCAAGCATGAGAGCCTTGATGACAGCAGGTAAGGCACTCAAAGATAATAACATAGCAGGATACAACTGTGCTTACCTAAGCGTAGACCATCCCAAAGCATTTGATGAATGTTTATATATTCTAATGCATGGTACTGGTGTTGGCTTTAGTGTAGAGAGACAGTTTATTAGAAAGCTACCGGAAGTGCCTGAGGAAATGATTGATGTCGAGGACATTGTAGTTGTACAGGACAGCAAAGAAGGTTGGCAGTCTGCATTTAGAAAACTAATAACCTACCTATACAACGGAGAGATGCCTAAGTGGGACTTCTCTAAGATTAGACCTAAGGGTGCAAGGCTTAAGACATTTGGTGGCAGAGCCAGTGGGCCTGAGCCATTGCTTGACTTGTTTAACTTCTCTACTAATCTATTTAAAGATGCAGTAGGCAGGCAACTAACTAGCTATGAGTGTCATCGTATGATGTGTAAGATTGCAGAGGTAGTTGTAGTTGGTGGTGTTAGACGAAGCGCACTAATCTCTTTAAGTAACCTTACTGACGAGCGTATGCGTAGTGCTAAGTCTGGTCAGTGGTGGTCTGATACACCAGAGATGGCACTGAGTAACAACAGTGTGTGCTATACAGAGAAGCCGGACATAGGAATCTTTATGAAAGAATGGCACTCGTTGTATGAGTCTAAGTCAGGTGAGCGTGGCATCTTTAATAGAGAAGCAGCCATCAAACAAGTAGCCTCGATTGGTAGAAGAGAAACAGACCATGAGTTTGGTTGTAATCCATGTAGTGAAATCATCCTGAGAGATGGTCAATTTTGTAACTTAACGGAGGTAGTGGTACGTGCAGAAGACACACAGAAAGATATACTCCGTAAGGTAAGATTAGCCACCATACTGGGCACGTTTCAAGCAAGTCTTACGAACATTAAAAGACTTCGCCCTAAATGGGTACACAATACAGAGGAAGAAGCACTACTTGGTGTGTCATTGACTGGCATTATGGACAATGCATTCATGAATGGTAGCAGTGAGGACAGAGGGTACTATGGTAAGAGAAGTTTACCTGACTTCCTGTCTGACCTAAGGAAAGAAACAGTTAAGACTAATGAACATTGGTCAGAGTTGTTAGGTATTAGTCAAGCTACTGCTACTACTGCTATTAAACCTAGTGGTACAGTTAGTCAGTTAGTTGACAGTGCTAGTGGTATACATACTAGACATCATAGTCACTACATCCGTAGAGTTAGAGCAGATAGGAAAGACCCTATTGCAAGACTTATGGAAGACCAAGGCATACCTGCTGAGAATGATGTAATGAAACCTACTAGTGTTAAAGTATTCTCGTTCCCAATGAAAGCACCTGAGGGCGCTGTACTTAGGAATGACAGGACTGCAATTGAACAGCTAGAGTTGTGGCTTACATACCAAAGGTATTACTGTGAGCACAAGCCTAGTGTAACTGTTAGTGTAAGAGAACATGAGTGGATGGAAGTAGGAGCATGGGTATACAAACACTTTGATGAAGTAAGTGGTGTTAGTTTCCTACCACACTCAGACCATTCATACCAACAAGCACCTTATGAAGACTGCGATGAGAAGACATACAATGAGTTACTTGCTCAGATGCCTGAGGCAGTTGATTGGGACTTGATTAGTGAGTATGAACTTACTGACCAAACAGTAGGCACTAAGTCACTAGCTTGTACTGGTAGTGTGTGTGAATTGGTTGACCTAGTAGAAGAAGAGAGGGACACCGAATGATAGAAGGAATACTATTAATAATAACACTTCAATTAATTGTACTTAAAATAGCGGGGGAGATATGAAAGAGAAGTTAGAAACATTTATTCAATCAGTATTTATAATTGCAACAATAGTTTCTACGAGCTGTCTAGTGTACATCGTTATGTTCTTAGATGCTCTTAGGAAAGGGTGGCTTGTATAGCACATTATGTTTAATCATAAAGGAGTAAAAATGTTAGAGAAAATAAAGAACGGTGCTGACGGAGCAATTGATGTCGGCATTAAGTTAATCAGCTTATCAATTATATTACAAGTAATCTTTGGTTCAAAGGTAGCGTTCCTTACAGGAAATGTAATAGGCTCTATACTTGACATAGTATGGACACTTGGTAACGCAGGACTAGCAGGCATAATCACTGTGCTAATAGTTTGGAGGCTACTTGACAAAGACATAGTCAATGAGCTCAAAGACTAAAGCTAAAAACACTTGGGGTCTTGTCCGTATGGATGAGACTTCCAAGTTATACCTAACACTAATCAAAAAGAAAAGACAAGTTAAACCACGGGACTTATGGAGGAGTGACTACAACAAATGAATATAGATACTATAGATAATATTAATCCTAAACATTACCAACAAGGAAACATACAGGTAATAGATTTTATATTAGACCAAAAGATGAGTTACCTTATTGCATCAGCAACGAAATACTTATGTCGTTACCCACACAAACATAAAGGTGAGGGCAGACTAGATGACTTGCGCAAAGCTAGGTGGTTCATTGAAAAACAAATTGAGGAAATACTCAAAGAGGAGAACATCAAGTGATTAACAAGGGAATACTACCCTTACCCACATACACAAAGGGAAGAGGAGACAAGAAGAAAACAAATCTTCTTAGTCTAAATGTATTTAGAAACCTACACTACCAAGCAAAGAACAAAGTCAAGCAAGACTATGCTGACCTAGTGAGAGAGTTTGTGAAGACACTACCTAAATACAAAACAATACAGCCTAGCTACACACTGTACTTTAATAACAACAGAAAGAAAGACTTGGACAACTATACGTTTCCTATGCACAAGTTCTTAATGGATACATTAGTTGAAGAGGGTGTCATTGAAGATGACCACTATGATTTTGTTACTGAGATTGCCACTGAGTTTGGTGGTATTAATGAAGACAACTATGTTGTCGTAGAAATAAAGGGAGAAGAATATGTCACTAAATAAAAGCAAGGACATTGAAGGTATGCGTAAGTTTGATGTTGACCTAGAGTTTGGTCAGCAATGGGAGAAGCATGTAGATGAGTTATTCTCTGGTGCTAAGAAGTGTGAGATTAAGACAGAGAGAGACACATGGGCCAAGACCGGCAACATATGTATTGAAGTTGAAAGCTATGGTAAGCCATCAGGACTAGCTAGTACAGAAGCTGATGTTTGGGTACACAATCTAGTTAAAGACAATGAGTTGTGTGCTAGCCTTGTGTTTAATACAGACAAGCTACGTAAAGTAATCGAAGAGATGCAACCCTTTACTGTATATGGTGGTGACAACAAAGCATCTAAGCTACACCTAGTAGACATAAGTAAACTACTTCATGCAGTTAGCAACTAGTACATCCTAGATAGTTCTTCCTCAGTCTTGCCTCTACGTTCATTGTAAGGCACACCTGCCTCAATAGCCCTCAAGTAGCCTACTCTAAGGTGGTCTGCTAGAGGGTTTGTTCTTCCAATGTGGACAGGCTTTACACCAAATACTTCAACATGTTTATTGTATGCTCTTCCTGTAGGATGCATGTTAAACTGTTGTATTCTTTTTGCTCTCATTTCTTCTACACTATCTGACATAGGCTTTCTCACTAGTATTATTTATTATTGGAGT